TGTCATCGGTTAGGCAGATTGACAACCGCTCTGCTGTGCGGTGTAGAGCCTAATCTACTGTAAACATCGCCTTTTACAGGCGCACAAACTCATCTGGAACAAGATAACCGCCCTCTGCGTCTGTGCCAATGTGCAAATCATCGTGGACATCGATCCAGTTGCGGTTTCTGATACTGTTCCAGAATGCTGTTTTGTAATTGTCGCTTGCTGTACCTGCCTTTTCCGTTATATTCGGAGTTGCAGGCTTACCGAGAACAGGAGTGGAAGTTGCTTTGTTCATTTCAGCTTCGATTTCAGCTTGTCTTTCCAGACGCTGAATTTCCTTTCCAAGGTCTACAATAGTCTGTTCCATTGCATCGTAGGTCTTGGAATCCTCCTCGCTGAGAACGCCGTTTGCGTTTCTCTTGCTGTCGAGAAAATCACGGGCAGTGTCCCAAGCCTTCTTTCTCTTTTCTCTCAGTTCCTGAATTGTCATAGCCATAGTGATAGTCCTCCAATCAATATTTTAAAAGTGCCAGCCTTTTTTCAAGCTGGTCAATGGGTGTGCCTGTAACAGATTCTGCCGATGCAGATACTTTGGATAAGAATGCAGATAGATTCTTCGATTTGGAATAGGTCATTGCGGTCAGTGTATCTTCTTTTTCCTCTTCATCCGGTTCTTCCTCTTTGGGAACAACAGGCTTTTTCTTCTCTGCAAACAGAATCCCGTCCACAAATCCCATTTCATGAGCCTTTTTTGCATTGAGCCATGTTTCATCGGACATCAGCTTTGCAATCTTGTTTCTGCTGAGGTGGGACTTGGTTTCGTAGGCGTTGATAATGCTCTCTTTGACTTCATCGAGCAAGATGATAGCTTTTTCCATATCAGATTTATTTCCCATAGCACAAGTGCTGGGGTCATGAATCATCATTAGGGCAGTCGGTGCAATCAAAGTTTCATCGCCTGCCATTGCCACAACAGAAGCAGCAGAGGCAGCAATGCCATCAATTTTCACGGTAACCTTGCCTTTGTGATTTTTCAGCATAGAATAAATCTGACTTGCAGCAAACACATCGCCGCCCGGCGAGTTCAGCCAGACTGTCAAGTTTCCGCTGACTTTTGAGAGTTCATCACGGAACAGTGCCGGTGTGACCTCATCGCCCCACCAGGTATCTTCAGAGATAGGACCGTTAAACAAAAGCTCTGTTTCCGATGTATCTTCATTTTGGATAAAGTTCCAGAATTTCTTCATTTGGTTTTCTCCTCCTTTTTTGGATTTGCAAATGCACCTGCATCTGCGAGTTTTGTAAAGCTGCCATTTACAAGATACAGATTTCCGCCTTCTTCCTCAGAAAGCATATTCATATCTTCAAGTTCTCGGATGTCATTCGCCGACAACCAGCCGTTTTGTCTTGCAGTAGCATAGCCCTGCATTCTGGAAGCATAATCGCCACGCAGTAGTCCATCCACATTGAACTTCACGAAATACTGTCCTTTTTCAGAATCAGAAAGAAGTGCTTTCTGTAAGGACTGCTCCCAGCGAACAATCCAGGGATCGAGGCTGTATTTCACGAAATCAAGGGATAAATGCTCTACGTTACTAAATGTTGCGTGGTCAAGGTCACCGATCATATGGAGTGGTACTCTGTACATTCTTGCGATTTCCTCAATCTGAAACTTTCTGGTTTCCAGAAACTGTGCTTCATTATTTGGAATTGCAATGGGTGTGAATTTCATACCCTCCTCTAAAACTGCGACCTTGTGGGCGTTTCTTCCGCCGTAAGCCCTCTGCCAGGCATCACGCACACGTTCCGGATTTTTGATCACTCCGGGGTGTTCCAAAACACCTGACGGACTTGCACCATTTCCGAAAAACGATGCTCCATATTCCTCGCAGGCAATAGAAATGCCGATTGCATTTTTTGCAAGTGCAATCGGCGAATATCCAACCAGGTAGAGTAGGGAAAAGTCGCCTTGCAATATTTCTATTGTAGGTTTACTTATCCCTCTCCCCAAACCGTGCTTACACCTCTCGATGTACACGGCTTTCCATTGTTATTTGGTATTAGAAACTCTTTTGCTGTGAATTTTTTTATGGCACTCCTCGCAAACAACTATTGTTTTTCGCCTTTTGGCAATCATCACCTGTTCCCAAAATTCTTTCCCTTTCAGGTCTTTTACTTTGTGGACATGATGAATATCATAGTGTTCCGCATCGGTGCATCCACATAATTCACAGACTTTCGCAGCTAACCTTTGTTCAAAGACGGTTTTGGTTCTTGTGTGTTTCATTGCTGTTGTATCAATGGCATCTATTGAAAAACTTGATTCTTTACATTCACTAAAATTAGCAAAATAGCAATAGCAGTCACCTTTTTTGTTTTTATAGGCGATACGCCACTTTCCTTTTCCGTCCTTATTTCTCCTTATGATTTTTGCAATTGTTGTCTTGTGCTTACAAGCAAGGGTTTTCAGGCAGCTATATTCCATCAGATACGCAAAATAGTTCAATTTTCCAAAATTGCTTGCCAATGAGTAATAGTTGCATATTCCCCTTAATTCTGCGTTGTAAGCTGTGACAATTTCAAGGTCACTGCATCTTGTAAGAGCCAGACGTGTCCAAGGCTTGATTTCTCCATTCTTACTTTGATTGATTACTTTCTTATCAAATAAGAATCTCATAATCTTATCATTCAGCGGAATAGCTAACTCTGCCGTTTGACTTAACGTTCGCTGTGTTGTATTTCCTGCTTTGCGAACGTCATTATTCCGTCGTACTCTCACATCATAGCCTAAAAATCTTGCATAGTTGCTGCTGTGTGTAATCAAGGTTTTTTCTTCTGAAAGTTCCATTTTGAGCTCATTACAAATAAATTCTGACAGTCTTTGCTTTATTGTCTGGCAGTCCTCTTTACTGCCGTTTATTCCGATAAGAAAATCATCAGCATATCGCACATATTTAATTTTTTTATCAATCTGTGCTTTATAGGGGATTTTCAGCAATCTTGAACGAATTGCTTTTTTCTGCTTTATCAGCAGTTCCCTTTCCTCGCCCTCCGCTTGTTCAATCAGCGGATTTAACTTTCTCATCTGGTGTCTGACTGCTTCATATTCTTTGCTTGCGTAATTCTTTCCCTTGCAGTTGAACTCATTTGCAAGTTCGGTCACAAACTTATCAAGCTCATGCAGATATATATTGGCAAATATCGGTGAAACAATTCCGCCCTGTGGAGTTCCGCTGTAGGTTGCGTTATACTTCCAATCTTCCATATATCCTGCTTTCAGAAACTTCCATATCAGTTTAATCAACCTTGCATCCTTGATTTTTCTGTTGATAATCTCAACCAATTTTACATGATTGATATTATCAAAGCAGCCTTTTATATCTCCCTCTACAAACCAACGTATGCCATTGAAACCTTTTGTTATAGATTTCAAAGCGGTGTGACAACTTCTGTTCGGTCTGAAACCGTGAGAACAGTCCAGAAAAACAGGCTCATAAACTGCTTGCAGAATCATTCTCAAAACTTCCTGTACAAGTTTATCGGTAAAGGTGGGTATGCCTAATGGACGCTTTTTCCCGTTTGCTTTATTCACATACGCACGTCTTGACGGACTCGGCTCATAGCTTTCGGTTTGCAGCATATTGATAATTTTCATTATCTTTTTTTCACCGAAACCGTCAGCCGTGTCATTGTCCACACCTCTTGTTGATGCTCCACTATTGGCATATAGATTTTTATAGGCTACATAGTAAATATCTGGACGAAGCATATATCTGTATAATTTTGTAAACACTTCATCCTTATTTTTTTGTGAGTTTCTGTTTACTCTTTCTAAAATTTCAATCGTTGGTGTCATTGAGGTATTCCTCCCTAACTTCTTTTCATTTTAGTACATAACAACTGCGTTCCTTCGCCATGCAAGAGCCATTAACTCTCTCGGACTACTACGAACGCTCCGTTGCCTTTACGGATATTCAGTGTCATCTTCCTTGCTTTTTACACTTAGAATTTATCACCTTTCGGCATTACACATAGCCATTTGGCGTTCCGTTTTAGGCAATCCCCAGTTAACATAATGAGTTGGTATGTGAATTGTCGGATATGCTTTCGTTTCTTTACCACAGGTTCTCCTGCGGGTTACATGAGTTTATTGACAACTAAATGAACGACGGCTTTATCCATTCATACTCATGTCAAAGGTGTCAGATACTTTCCCTTGTCGTGGATTAACCGAAACTTGAAACTTGCCTTAACCAAACACAGGTTTATCCTCATATTCACTTAATGTTGCAGTTCAGTCGTGATAAATTATCTTTAATCAACTTACCGCTTTCCTGTTATGCTATACTCCCGGTCGATTTTCATCTTCCGATAAAACAGGTTATTTCATACGTTGTCTTGCATGGTAGTACCATCTTTCTACTTCTCACTATGCCCTATCTGGGCGCACACCATCAAATCCAAGTCCGGGAATATGCAGAACTTCATCGGCATAAAGAACGATGTCGCCCTGTTCTTTCAGATTCGGATTTGCTTCATCGTAACGGCTGTAAATGTATATCAGGCGGTTTTTCTCATCACGGTCAACCTTCATCTTATCCGGCATCAGCGGATACAGCCCCAATACATCTCCACGACCGTTCCGGATAATCTGTGCATAGGCATTGCCGTAAATCAGAAGATGGGACATAAGAGTTTCCCTAAAAACAAATGATGTCATTTCAGGATTAGGCTGATCGTGAAGTAAAAAGTAAAGCGGGTGCTGTGGCACTCGCTCTTTTCCTTTATCGTTGTATTTGTACACATGAAGTGGTAATTGTGCGATAGCCTCCGACAAAACTCTCACGCAGGCATAAACCGCAATATGCTGTAAGGCTGTTCTGTCGGTGACACGTTTACCGCTGTTGGCTCGTCCAAAGAAATATGTGTAGGACGGCGAATCATAGCTGTTGGTCGGCTTATCTCTGGACTTGAATAGTCCGGTGAAAATTCCCATAAAAATCAACTCCTTCTTATATGATCAACATCTCCCTTGAATCATAAACCGACTCCTCAGACACACATCCACAGCGAATCGCACGGTCAAGAGCCATGATCATGGCAACCGCACCGTCAATTTTCTCTGTGGATTTTTCTTTGTCCGGCTTGATGTTTCCGGCAGGGTCACGCCTGATGAAAATGTTATCCATCATCCACCGAAGAACCGGGTGACCGTTATGGGCAAGTGTCTGTTCCAAGGTCAGCTTCATCAGTTCTTTGGTCGGTGGTGACATATCTTTGTAGCCTTGCCCGAACTGAACCATTGTAAACCCAAGTCCCTCCAGATTCTGCGACATCTGCACTGCACCCCAGCGGTCAAATGCAATTTCTTTGATGTGAAACTTCTGCCCCAGTTCATCGATGAAGTTTTCGATAAAGCCATAGTGAACCACATTTCCTTCCGTAGTTTTCAGATAGCCCTGCCGTTCCCACACATCATATGGGACATGATCACGTCTTACTCTAAGTGGCAGTGTTTCCTCCGGCAGCCAGAAGTAAGGCAAAATATAATAATGCTCATCATCTTCAGTGGGTGGAAAGACAAGCACGAAAGCTGTAATATCCGTAGTGGAAGATAGGTCAAGCCCGCCATAGCAAACACGCCCGGCAAGCAATTCTTCATTAAAAACCACCTTGCATTTGTCCCACTTTTCCATCGGCATCCAACGTACCGCCTGTTTTACCCATTGATTCAAACGCAGTTGCCGAAACGCATTTTCCTCGCCCGGCGTTTCTTTTGCAGAGTTACACGCAGCCACCACCTTATCCATGCCGATGGTCTTATCCAGACTTGGATTTGCTTTTTTCCAAACCTTCGGATCAGTCCAGTCCTCGGATTCATCTGCTCCATAGATAACCGGATAGAAAGTCGGATCATGCTTTCTGCCTTCCAGAATGTCCTTTGCCTTTTGATGTACCTCATAGCAGATGCTGTTAGTGTCCGTTCCGGCTGTGGTGATGAGAAAATACAAAGGCTGCATTCTCGCATCACCGGAGCCTTTGGTCATAACATCAAACAACTTTCGGTTCGGCTGCGTATGAAGTTCATCAAATACGACTCCGTGAATGTTAAAGCCATGCTTGGAGTAGGCTTCTGCCGAAAGCACCTGATAGAAGCTGTTGGTCGGAATGTACACGATACGCTTTTGTGAGGTCAGGATTTTCACTCGTTTGGAAAGGGCAGGACACATTCGTACCATATCAGCAGCCACATCAAATACAATGGCAGCCTGTTGACGGTCGGCAGCACAGCCATACACCTCGGCACGTTCTTCGCCGTCACCGCAAGTTAGGAGCAACGCAACTGCTGCGGCAAGCTCGCTGTTATGAGTTGGAAGAAAAGAATGACCGATACAGTAAAGATGTGATTCACTATCCACCTGAATGCACTGCATTCCGGGATTATCAACCTTTTCAATCGAGTCAATATATCGAAAATGACTTCTTGTATTAGGATTTCGCTTTACTGTATTTTTCATTTTTCTTTTAAGACCCGCAACAGGAATATCGTCAAAGGCAGTGAATTTCACATAGTATATCGTTTCTCCTGTTGCCACTCTTCCACATTCGCTGCTCGGCTTGCTCCAATCTGCTCTCTGTGTGGATACCGCAGTCGTGATTGCATTTTTTATGCCTAAACTCCATAACAGTTCACTTACACTCTCAGCAAGTACTTTTTCTGTTGACGTGTAAATAGCCTGACCTTTTCTGTTGCTTATCGATCCGTCTGAATCCATAAGTCCCTGCAATAAGGAAAGCCTCTGAGGCACAGAGGCTCTTAGGAATTCTATAGGGATTTTCTTGTCATGAAAGGTTTTCACAAGCACCTTTTTTAAATCGGGAACAGGACAAATTTCTGAATCGCCCGTATTTTTCCATCTTCTTTTCAGTTTGTGCCAAGGCCATATTTGGTCAAGAACTTCAGGAATATCACAGGTTTGTATTGTAATTTCAGGCTTGACAGCATTACCGTTTCCAAGCCAATACCCCATTAAATATGGGTCTACCGGCAAATCAGCATTATCAGTGTCTATTGCATCTGAAATAGGAATCCTGAACCGATAACAGCCGGAGGAATCACAGATATGTTCATACATTTCTTCCGTAGAAATTGTCACTCTTTTTCTTTTTCCATAAGTGACATCACCAGTCCAGAGATGTCTTGCCCCTGCAATAACAGTTTCTCCATCCTTGAAGGTTATTTTATATCCCTGTTCCGAGTAATCGATAGGACTTTTGGCAACAACATGACAGATGTTTCCTTTTTCATCAAAAAGCTCATCTCCGATAGAGATTTCGCCCATAGTGGTAAAGCCTGTTGGTGTAGGAATAAGGGTATTTAAAGCAAGCTGTTTTCCATTTTTCTTCGGAATCTCAATGTAAGCCGTGTTAAACTGACGATAGCCATTCGGTTTCAGAATGCCGAACAAATCACGGATAATCTGTTCCTGCCAGTCCAGCAGTTCGAATTTCTTTCCTGCCCATGTGCCTTTGGTGTGGCTGAGGCACTCAATAAAAGAAACAGCATAGTCTGCCGTCTTTTTGTTGTACTTGGAATCCTCCGCCATAAAACGTGTTGGTTTAAATCTTGCCATTGTTCTCACCTCCATCAACAAAAAAGACCTGCCAAAAGCAAGTCTATATCATTTATTTTTATGCCCCGGTGGGCTTTTTTATAATTGAGATTCTATTCCCATTGTAACCATATTACCAGTTACAATATATAAGGCGGGTGAAACCTCGCATCCAGTGAGGGGTTGCTCGTACTTGTTGCTTAGGCTATAATAGAAGTATCGGAACGGTGTATATTACCAAGTGCCATGAAAATGAGCCCGAGCTTATGACCGCCGTCCATACTTCTGTTATAGCGTTCGGTTTTTGCAGGTTGTTCCGCAGGAGGCTGTGTGTACGTGTCACCAAACTGATTGAATTTGTAGCAAGTGAAGTATGACATCCGAAATGCAGAAAAACAAGCAAGAATAGGAGAATGAAATGACCGCAGTAGGCATTGATGTATCTAAAGGAAAAAGCACAGTTGCACTGCTCAGTGATACTGGAGAAGTCCTTAAAAAGCCGTATGATGCACCGCACACAAGATGTGCATTGTCAGAATTAGCAAAGCTTATCAAAGAATGTAAAGATGACGTTTGTGTTGTCATGGAAGCGACCGGAAACTATCACAAACCAATCGCCAACTTTCTCTGTGAACAAGGTCTCAGCGTGAGTGTTGTAAACCCAAAATTAATTCGTGATTTCGGCGATAATACATTGCGTAAACCCAAAACCGATAAAAAGGATGCGATAAAAATCTGTCGCTATGCACTGACTTATCGTGTGCAGCTTCCCAATTATTCGCCAGAAAATGATGAACGCAGTGCACTTAAAATCCTGAATCGTCAGTATAGTCTGGCAGAAAAGACACTTACGATGCACAAGAATTTGCTGATCAGCTATTTAGAACTTGTGTTTCCGGAGATCAATAAAATGTTTACTTCTCACATACGCAACAGTGATGGACATGAAAAATGGATTGATTTTCTTGTTCGTTTTCCGCATGCAGATATGGTCGCAAAAGTCAGCCTGAATGAATTCCGCCTCAAATACAAAAACTGGTGTAAAACGGCAAAGTATCGGTTCTGTGAATCAAAGGCGGAAGAACTTCACCAGTTTGCAAGGGAATGTGTTTGTGCTGTGCAGAATGATGAGAAAATGCGATTTCTGGTAAAAGAACAGGCGAAAATGGTCAATCAACTCCTTGAACATATGCAGAATATCCGCACAAAAATGACCGCGATTGCACAGACTTTGCCTGAATACGATACAGTAATCGAAATGTATGGTCTCGGCAGCACACTTGCCGTTCAGATGATGGCAGAGGTCGGTGATGTACGCCGTTTTCAAAACCGAAGGGCGGTCACTGCATATTTCGGTTATGATTCTGAATCGGATCAGTCAGGTACCCATGAATCAAAATCGAACCCGATGACGAAGAAAGGTTCTGCATATCTTCGACGAACTTTGTTTCTGGTGATGGTGGCACATATGCAAAATCAGCCAGATAATGCTGTTTATCAATTTCTTGATAAAAAACGTTCTGAAGGAAAGAATTATTACTCTTACATGGCTGCAGGATCAGCGAAGTTTCTGCGTATTTATTATGCAAAGGTAAAAAAAGTGATGGAACAAATTACATAACACAGCAAATCTATTCATAGATTCTGAACCAGAGGCAAAAGGCAGGCACGGCGTAGCCGCTTGACCTTGACAGGTTATCATAAAAATGCTACAGTGTTCTTCACGACGGTGACTAATTTCATCTATTCATGAGTTCCTCACCGTCGGCACGACACCCACAGCATTTTTATAATGTTCTGTCAAGGTTGCCGGTCGGATATAACTGCATTTCATTTTTCAGATCGCTTCGGCGGTCTTATTGTCATGTCTATATTTTCTTTTGTGAAAATTTTGTGAAACTTTCATTTTATCTCTTGACTTTTATTTGCAGGTCATACCTTTCGGCGTATAGCAAGCGGCTAAATGTACAGAACATAAGGCATTATTTTCGCTGTATATTTGGTGGATCTGACACTGGATAAACTTGCTTTTCTATGGTAAAATACAGTACAATGGAAAAGACATCTCGGAAAATCGCAGCCACCAACCAAGCCCCCGCACAGTTCGCCTGTGTGGGGGCTGATTTGACTTTGAGCAGTTTTTCGGCAAGTGCTCTGAAAGCCCGCACAGGGCAAACAGGGCGGTTACATGGGGAACTTTCGGTGCATTACAGACAGGATTTTCTCCCGTTCCTCCGTGGAAACGCCGATGCTTTCCAGTGCCTGCCGAATACCGCAGTCCGGGCAAATGGGCGTTTGGTTGTCCGTTCTGGAAAGTGCCGGCACATCGGAGTAGGGTTTTCCGCAAAGTGGGCAGACCGCCGAAACTGGCTTATCCGTTTTCATGGTGGTACACCTCCCGTTCGCTGATGTCCATGGCTTTCCGCAGGTGTTTCAGGTCAAAGCCGAACTGGCGGTATCCGTCCACACAGGTGCGGATGTAGGCAGAAGTAGGAATGCCCAGTTTCCGTTCCTCGTGCATGATATACACAAAGGCAGTCAGCTTTTTCCCGGTTTCTGCAAGGGAAAGTTCCAGTTCCGTTTTGTAGTAGAAATGGGGATACCCCTCATAGCGGTCAAGGGCAAGTTCATCTCGTTCCGACACCGACCAGACTGCCGCCGGAACGGTACAGCCCTGCTTGGGTTCGATGGTCAGATAGGAACCGGTCTTACTGCCTTTGAACAGCAACTGGTAATTTGGGATCTCCGCAGTCCCCACAATTCTGGCATCCGGGCAGCGGAACTGCATCTGTTTCACGTTCAGATTGCTGCCGTAGGCAAGGTAAAACTTTTTCATGTGATCAAATCCTTTCTGAAAGGGATACCCTTTCACCACCATAAGACCGCCGAAGCGGTCTGGTGTAGCTGGTAGCAAAAGGCTGTCTCTTTATCTGCCGAACCGGAAGGCTGCATCGCCATCAAGGTTCTTGGTAAGAAAATTTCTCGCTGTGGCGAACTCCTCGCCGACCAATCCCAGCCGGATCAGCCATGTACGCATGGCGAATTTCGGGTTTTCCGTTTGCTGTGGTTTCGGACTGGCGGTTCGTAGTCCCTTTGCCATTTCGGAAAGGGCAAGGCAAAGTTGTATGTAGCTTTTCAGCTGTCCGGCATGAAGTCCGTTTTTCCTGCCGTTGGCAGGCTTGTCGAATTG